CCGGGCGGCGGCGCTATAGGGTGGCGTCGTATGCGGGCCCCACCATTCCGGCGGGTCGGTCAACCCGTGGCGGAGGTCAAGCCACCATTGCTCGGTCGCATCGCCGCCGCCGGCGGGGACCAGCGCCAGCTTGTAAAAGCCGCGGTGGTAAAAGCCCCACGCGCGCGTGCGGTACGGGACGGGTTGCGCCCGCACAGCGGGCTCAATCGGCCACCCGATATCTTTCGGCTCCGCTTGCTGCGGCGTCAGCAGATACACGCTCCGCTTGCCGCAAAAGATGACCCCGACGGGCGTCGTCGCAATCGTGCGGTCGGACGGGCACCCAATCTCGCCCGAGACTTGCACGAGCGTCGACGAGGTGTCGTCAATCGGGTCGCCGAAAAACAGCCATGTGCTCGTGTCGGTAAAGATGCCGAGGGGCGACGTCGGACTCCGATTCGTCGAGGTCAAGCTCGCGACGGCAAGCCCCGTGACCGGCGCCCCGAGGTCGGGGGTCACGGCGGCCGCAGGAAAAAAGAGCCCTTGTTCATAGAGCGCTTGCTCGAGCCCGGGAATGAGCACGCTCGTCGCCCACACCCGGCGACACGCGGCGTCGAGGCCGCCGGCGCCCCACAAGCGGCCGCGGTGCGCGACGAGGTGCGACCCGCGCCGGACGACCGTCGAGGGTGTCGGCACGCCGACCGATTCGACCGCCGGGTCGTCCCACAAGGCGAATTGCCCGACGGCCGGGAAGCCCTCGGGCGTTTGATCGTGCGCGCCTTCAATCTCTTGGTCGACGCCGGTGAGAAACAGATGGTAGCGGAGATTCCCCGTGAGCGCGGTATTCGGTGCGGTAAACGTGATCCGCTGGCGGCCCGCGCCGCCCGTGGTCACGGTGTGCACCGGCCCAATCTTCGTCCACACGCTGCTCGTGTGATCGTAGACCGCCCACCGATAGCTATAGGTCCCCGCGAGCACACGGGTCGTCGTATCATCCGTGAGTGTCGTCACTTGGCCCGTGTCGTCGAGCGTCGCCAGCGGGACCAGGTCCGACGCCGTGCCCCCGAGCGGAATTTCCTTGATGGGGTCGGTATCGTTCCCGACGTAGAGGGTATCCGCGACGACCGCGGCGCCGTAGTGTGGATCCCCCGCGCCGCCGGCCCGGGCGACCGGCTCGCCACGCTGGCGGCGGCCCTGCGCTAAGGGAAAGGCGCCGCCGGTGACGACCGTGAACGCGGCGTCGTTCTTGGACACATAGAGCTGGTCGCCCGCGAGCGCGTAGAGGTAGCGGTCCCCCGTCGTCGAGGTCGTATAGAGCAGCGGGTCGACCCGGCCGGGCGATGGGAGGCGCTGCCACGACAACGACCCCTTGCGCTTGCTCAAGACATAGGTCAGGTCCGGCACCCAATTCTCGGCACGCGTCAGATACCCGAGGGGCGTAAACGCCGGATCGACGGCGAGCATGGTGCCCTGAAAGCGGCGGACGGGAATGGGGAGCTCGCGGTCGGGGGCGCCCGGCATCGTCAGTCGCCTCGGAAGGGCCGCCCAAAGATGAGCGGGTCGAGCGGGATATCGGCCCGTTGCGAGCGGATGGGCGATGCCCCGCGCCGGATCGTGGCGAGCAAGTTGTCCCGCACGCCGGCCTCCTGCAACGCCCGCGCATCGCGCTCGTGCTCGAGCGCAAACACGTAGACCGCCTGCACGAGGTAGTTATGATACGGAAACACGGGCACGTCGGCCGGCTCATCGGCCGGAAGCGGCTCGAGCGGGAGCCGCTTGTAGCGGAGGAGCACGTCAATGCGCCGCCCGGTCGGGTCGGGGGCGACGGTGGCCGTCGTATCGCTCCGCGAGACAGCCCAATAGGCCGGGACACCCCGCGCGGTCGCGCCCACCGCCGGCGCAAGGGCCGCCATCTCCTCGGGCGACACCTCGACCGCAAAGCAATTCGCTTGCGGGCCGCCGTCAATGGCGACGATTTGAAACGCATGGTCATCCTGCGCCGTGACGAAATCCGCCGGGAGATCGACCGTCGCCCCCGTGACGACCAGCGGCGCCGACACGTAGAGAAACGGCCAATCGGCGAGCGTGTAGAGCTCGAAGAGGTGCTGCGCGAGAAAGTCGGCGGCGTCGGCGTCGAGGGCGCGGTTGCCCGCGCGATTCAACGCCAGGTCACGGATTTTCTGTCGCGTGTACCGCCCCGGCGGGATGGTCGGCACGGGTAGCGTCCTCCTCCGCGGGCGGCTCGGGCACGCCGAGCTCGCGGCGGAGCTGCGTCACCGCGGCGGCGTACACCTGGCGTTGTCGGTCCTCGAAATGCGCGCCGGCATCGAGCACGGCGGCGTTGTTCGCTTTCACGCGCGCGAGGGCCGCGGCGCCGGCGGCCATCAAGTGCTCGGCGAGCTCCTCGGGCGTCGCCGCCGTGAAGGCAATCGTCACCTGTTCACCCTCGCCCGTCACCCGGAGGAGCTGACCGGAAAACGGCGGCGTGCGGCCAAAGCGCGGGCGCGCAGGTCCTTTGGCCATCATGCGCGTTGAATCGCCCGGGCCCGCTCGGCCAGCGGGGAGTCCAAATCGAGAAAGCCGCCGCCGCCCTTGTCATCGAGTCGGGCGGCCTCGACGAGCCGGGCGCGATGCACGAGCTCGAGAATGGTGCGCGCCTCGCATTCCCAGACTTCCATGGTGCCGAAATACGGACGCTCGTTGATCCGCACAAAGACTTTGTTGGGCAGCATGGGGACGTCGATGGTGACCCGTTGACACCCGCCGTGCAGTTGGTGATGCTTCGCGCGGCGCACGATGCCGATAATCGACCGGACGAGGCGCTTCGAGCCCTCATCGTCGTATTGCACGACGTCACGCCACGCCTGGTTGAGCCGCTGCGCCACCGGCGGCGTCAACGTCAAGCGACCGTCTTGCACCGCGGCGACGAGCTCCTCCCCCTCGAGCGCCTCGAGATCCTCAAGCGGCGCGGCGACGTCGTCGACGGCCGGCGGCTCGAGTGGAGCCGCCGGCGTCAACCGGGGTCGCCCAGGAGGTCGGCCCGCCGTCATTAGCTAAAGGCGCTCTGGCACTCAAAGCGCCGGAAGAAATCCGTGTTGAGGATGCACGTCTTGGTCATAAACTTGAAGCCGGCTTTCCGGCGCTGCTTCAGCGGGTCGGAATCGCTCGCGGTGGCCGGCGTGAGGGTGGTATCCACGCGCGACCCGAGAGCGGGGACCGCAAACGCGCTCTTGCCAAAGACGTAGCCGATGTGGACGGCGCCGGTGGCCGGCGGATCGGCGCCGGCGGGCGCGCCCGTCGAGGAGTAGCCCACCGACGTCGCGGCCGCGGCGCTCGTCACGGCCTTGGCAACCACGCCGACATACTGTGCGCCGACGGGTTTCGTGACCGTGGTCTGATAGGTCGGCACGGTACCGCCCTCGGGCGAGACGTAGACGTTATACCGGCCCTCGGGGGCCGTCGCGGTGATGGTGAATTGGACGGAATAAGCTGAGGCATTCGTGACCGTCGCCGTCGCGATGGGCCGCGTATCGAGCCCGCTAATCGGGTCGGCGAGGGCGACGACGACCTTGACGGTCGAGCCGGCCGTGAAGCCCGTTTCCCCCGTCCCGGGTGTCGCATTCGTCGCCGAGGCGCCGCCGGCGCCCGTCGCGAGAATCGACATGATCGGTAGCAGATTCGAGCGCTTCCAGCGCACGCCACGCCACCGACCAATCTCGGCATTCATGAGCGCGGTCGTTTCCGCATACTGGTGCGAGAGGACGAAGGTTTGATCCTTCGCGAGGTCTTGCTCCACGTACGGGTCGACCACGCCGGCATACATGCTGCCGGGAAACGTCGGTGCACCGAGCTGCCGCAAGGTGGCGACGATACCCGACACGAAATCCGTGGTGGCGACGTCGCCGGCGGCAAGCGTCGTGCGCGACGTCTTGCCGCCCGGGTAGACCACCTGGCCGGCGCCCATCAAGACCTTCTGGATTTCGCGGTCCTGCAATTCGGCGGAGGCGTTGCCGAGCCGGTCCTTGGCCGCGTTCAATGCCGGGTGCTTCGTCGTCATGAGCGCGACGTCCGTCAAGGAGACGACCATGCCCCATTGCTCGAGCATCGCCTGCACCTTGTTGACGACGAGCTGCGTCGAATCCGGCGTGATGCCTTCTGTCAGCGGGGCGCCCGGGAGCGGCAAACGCTCGTAACGCTGCGCCGAATAGTTCTTGCCCTCGCCCTCGGGCATGGTCGGCGTGTCGCCGATATCCTGAAAGACCGTGAGTTTCTCGGCGACGGCGAGGAGCTCGTCTTGCAGCCAGAGGGGCGCAAGATCGTTCGCCAGTGTCGTCGAGGTCGAAAGCCCCGGATCGCTGTAATTATACGTACTACCGGGCATGGCGCGCCTCCTCCTCCTAGATGGTGGCGCCCTCGAGCGCCTTCCGTTTCTCCTCGAGCGACAAGCGGGCAAACTCCTCGCGCGTTACGGGCATGCGCGTTTGTTTGGTCGGTTCCGGGCCGGCTTTCTGTGCGCTCGCGCCGCCCTCGACGACGGCCCCGCCGGCGGCCGCCGCGCGCTGCGCGTGCTCGGCGCTCCGCGTGCGGGCGCGCTCATCCACGAGTTTGTCGACATACGCCGGGTCGTCCATACGTCTCGCTTTCACCAGCGCGACCGCCTGCTTGCGCGTGACAATCTGGCCGCGCTGGCGAAACTCGCCGCGCACGCGGTCGGCCTCCTCGGCCACGGTTTCGTATTGCGGAACCTCTTGCCGCGCTTGCACGAGGTCGACCGTATCGGCCATGCCCTCGAGCCCGAGCAGGAGAGGTGCGGCGAGCTCTTGCAGGAAGGCGGCGAAAATCGGCGCGTGCGACTGCACGGCCTCCTCGTTCCACTGGCCGCCGAGTGTGGCCGCGATGCGTTGCGCGGAATCCCGCGGGAGGCGCACGAGTGGCGGCGGCCCTTGCTGCGGCGCGGCTTGCTGCGGCGCAAGGAGCCGCAACGTGCCCTCGAGGGCGGCGCGTTGCTCGCGTTCATGCGCCAAGTCGCGCTCGAGGCGGGTAAAGCGCTCCTCGGCGGCATCAGGGGCGGCGGCCTCGGGCGTCGGCGCCTCCGTGGGCGGCGCTTCAGGGGCGGGTGTGGGGCGTTCGTCGGCCATGGCTTACGGCACCGGGTGCTCGTCGACGGGGTCGGTCCACCAATCGCGG